ATGGGCTGCAAAAGTATGGACGGAAGGCGTTAAAGCGTCTTATTTTGATAAATTCACGGACGCAAACGGCAACAACGTAATTCATAAGAACGTAAAATTGAAAGGCGTTAAAGGTGACAAGGTATACTTTGGCCTTGCAATGAATCTCACGGGTGACGGTATTAAAGGTAACAATACGCTCGACGGACACGAAGAAGAATTACATATTTACGATTTCGCTGTTCCCGTCGAACTTGTTCGTAACGCTGTCGCTCGTTTTGTGGCAGACGATCAGAAAAGCCCGTACGAAAACCTTCAAATTATTAAACCGGCTCTTCAGCAGTGGGTTACGGATTGGCTTGATGACACCTTCATTAAGAAGTTAACCACTTCCCCGACAACTGGAGAAGTTATTTACGCTTCGGCTGCAGGTACTGAAGCCGGCACGACAGCGAACGATAAATTAACGTGTGCTTTAATTTCCCGTGCAAGACGCAAAGCAATGCTTCATGCTCCGAAGGTAAACCCTGTAAAGGTAGACGGGCAAGACCGCTATATTATGTTAGTTTCGCCCTGGGCGGCTAAAGACCTTAAAACAGATCCCGTATGGATTCAATCTCAGGCACAAGCAAACGTCCGTGGCCGAGAAAATCCGATTTTTACGGGTGCGTTAGGCGAATACGACGGCGTTATCCTGTACGAATACGAACGTATTCTTAACACGACGACAGGGGCAAGCAGTGCAAATGTATGCCATAACTTGTTGCTTGGCAAACAGGCTGCATGCTTTGGGGTCGCTAAGGAAGCCACTCCGATTAAACAGGTTAGCGACTACGGCAACCGTGAAGGCAACGGCATTTCCTTGTATGCGGGTATTGAAAAATCGAAGTATAACGGCAAGGATTACGGCGTAATTCAAGTTGTTACGGGCGGCACGGTAGAAAAATAATGAACGCAAAGAACAAAGGGGGAAGGGCTAACCTTTCCCCTTATTCTTATATGAGGTGTATATGAAGGTCAGACAATTAATTAATAGGGCGTATATGCAAGTTGGCGATACGTCGCAAGAGACATACACGCCTTATCAGTTTTTAGAGTTTTATAACGAGGGTAACCAGTTACTAAACACGCTCATGGGGAAATATTGCCCTAGCCTTGGAGTCACTACGTATGAAGATAGGGGAATCGGACAAATTTTTCTGCCTAATCAGTGCGTGGCAATTAGAAAGGTTACGGCAGACGGGCAAGAGGTTAGCGGGTATCATGTTCTAAATTTGCAGACAGTGAAGTTTAAAGCCGATAAAGAACAAGATATATCCGTGGATTATGTGCCTTCGGCAGAGTATAAAAAATTCGATGATAACAGTAATTACCCGGCTGAACTTGAAACTCTTTTAGTTGATTATATGGTTTCCCGCATTATGAACATAGATGTATCGGGAATTACAGGAAGCATGATAGAGATTTTACGGTCGCTTAATAACAGTTCTGACAGTGAAAGCGGCTACGTTCTTTCTAAGGGGTATTGGGATTATGACAGTACAAGAATTGATTACACTGATTAGTGTAGAAAGCAATGAGATACTGGACGATAACAACGACTATATTCAGTATATAAACGCTGGCATTGATTACCTCTCTATGATACTGGTTGCAATCCGTGATAACGAAGTGTTTAAGAGTATGACGGTAACGAACAATAGCGACGTTCCTACCAACTTTATGGGGTTCGTGCCTAAAAGCGGGTATCCCGTGCGGATTGTAAACGGACTGTTCTTAACGTATGACGGCGATGACGTGCAAGACGTGTTTTACAGTATCCGTAAGAACCATATAAATTCAATGGATTCGGCCGTCCCGTTTAGTGAGTTTTTTACGTCGTATCTTGTGCAAGTCGTTTCGTTTTTGATTAAAAAGAAGTCGCTAATGATTGATTACGCCAACTATGATAAAGGGTTTATTGACCACTTGACGGAGTTAATCAAGGCGGCTAGAGAGGTAGAGTAATGGGTGAAAGAGCAGTAGCAAGTACAAACGGATACAGGCTTGGCCTTGACTGGAGTAATCCGCCTGAAGGGATTGATATACAGGCACTTACTCAGGCGATGAATTGCGAGTTCGATAGAACGGACAACGCGTTAAGAACTGTTGCGGGTGTGAGAATTGTGTATGATGCTGGCATGGAGGTTGAAACGTTATACTATGATGTCTATCGTAAAAAATGGTACTTCACATCTGGCACGAGTTTATATGAAACTGATTTGCGGACACATAAAAAGCTTGGCGAACTTACGGGGACACATGTGCCGGTATATCATTCATATAACGGAAATATTCTTATTGCTAGTGGTGGTAAATTACAAGTTGTTACAGGGACCGGGACGTTAGAAGTTATAGACGAATCTCCCGTGTGTGAGATTGTTAGTAGCCATGCGGGACGCGTTTTGATTGCGTCAATATATGCACACCGACTAACATGGTCCGCTATCGGTGATTACCGCGGATGGTCACAAAATAAAAACGATTCGTCTTCATCACAATATGTGGAAGTTGGTTATAAAGATAAAGGAACAATTGTAGCAATTGATTTTCTTACTAGAGCCATCGTTGTGTACAAGGAATACGGCAAGGTTTATCAGGTAGTTGGGACTCCTGACGAGGGGAATCTATCAGTATACCCGTTATCTAGTACAGGTTTTTGTAGTGGATCAGCTATTAGTATTGATGACCGCAGTTACTACCTGGGAGAACAAGGCCTAATGTCGTTTATGCCAACAAACACATATGCAGAGATACAACCATTTGAGACAGGGTTAAACATTAACTCCTATATGCTGAAGTACGTAGCGGACAATTGTAAGATGTGGCACTGCCCCAGTCGTAAACAATTATGGATTAGGGCTCATGATGGCGGTGGTATTTTTATATACCATTATTTGCCTAGATATCAAGACGGACGCGGTGTGTTCACATCTAGAATGTTTGTGCATGATATCTATGATGTAATTGATGTGAAAAAAGAGATATATATAGCATACGGAGAAAAGATTGGCATGCTTGATGAAAACACCGATTTGGATGATGGACGACAGATAGAAACATCCATCGTAAGCGGTAATCGGTTGGCTACAAGATTATTTATTTTAATTCTTAATTATAATTTCGTAACGCATAACCTTATTGATGGATATGGTAGTGTGCAGATTTCGGATAAAATGCCGAAATTAATTACATTTGCAAGCAAGGCAGAACGGACGTATTTTGCGGATGAGAGAACATATACCGCGGACGATAAATTAAACGTTAACGAATATACGAAAGTATATAAAATCGGCGGCGGAGCAAATCGCAATGTACAATTTAGGATTCATGTACAAAAAGGAGCTATCTCGTTACGACAGTTGGATTATACATTTGAAGAGGTGTAAAAATATGGCATATAAAGAAAAATACGCACTTGATATAACACCGCAAGGAGATACGGTTCGTGAAAGTATTAAAAAGAATCGGGACGAAATATTAGAGGTGGCAAAAAACATTGATTTAAAAAGTGGTGGTGGAGCTACTGGATTGCGAAACAGGGTATTGACCGGAAAAATAAGTAATGGTCAATTTTCGTTTTTATCCGGAGACAGCTTAGGGGTAATAATTGACGGTACGCAAACTCCGTTAATAGTATCTTTTGCAGAAGGATTTAATGAGTATGGAGCTATTGACTATATAATCTCTGTAACTGGTAAGGTTAGTGCGTGGACATTATTACCGAATAAAACGCAGTACCTTTATATTGAACGGTCTAATGCGGGGGCTATTAGTTATGGTAGTACAACCGTAAAGCCTGTGCGACAGTCAACGCCGCCTGATACGGTTTTAAACTCTATGTACTACAACGACATTATGGACATGATGTACGCATATAACGGTTCTCAATGGGAACGTAAACAACGTGTACTTATTGCCGAAGTCATCACAGACGCAACAAGCGTAAAGACGATTAAGTATTATCAGCCGCCTATTAACAGTAAAAATATTGCAGATGGGGCAATAAGCAGTACAAAGATTACAAACGGCGGCGTAAAGTCCGTGAATATTGGAGAAGGCGAAGTAAAAATGATAAACCTTGCGGATAAATCCGTAACTAAGGCGAAACTTGCGGACGACACGTTAAAACACATTGACGACGCAGACAATGCCGTAAGAAATGACTTAACCGCACATAAGGACGACGCCAATGCCCATAAACCTATTTTTGACGGGTTTGTAAAATCAATCACCTACAACAATGGGACTTTAAACGTTACAAATGGCGGTAATACGGTTATTCCCGTTAATATAATTACAAGCAATGCGGAAGAAACGAATCAGTCCTTAGGCGTATCATTAAGCCTTTTAAATTCCGTTCTTTCTAAATTGTACATAAAAAACACCAATGATTTGGCTAATGCCATTAATAATCAATTATTCCCTAGTAAAATAGGTGTTTATCGAAATCTTGACAATTATGACAATTGGTATATTAAATTTGGTCGTCTTTTTGGCGGGCTTATGATTCAAGGCGGTATGCGTGAAGTGGGAAAACATATTGACGGCAGAAATAACAGAGATGAAGCCTATCCTCAACAAAAGTTTAAATATACCTTTGATGGCGGTTGCTTATGGGTAGGAGCAACTATCATCACGGGTCCGCAACCTAGTAATATGTATGGTAACGCTAGTGCAAGTATATTTGTTCGCGATATACAAGATGATGGATTTAGGTATGAATTACGTTCGTATTCTAATATGTTAGGAGAAACAAATAAAATGCAATGGATCGCTATTGGAAGTGAACATGAAAACTAATAGCTTACAAGAGATGGTAAAGGATTACGAACGCCGTACAGGCGAAAAGGTTTCTTTTGATGGCTTTTTCTTTGACGAGGGGAATCATTACCGAGATAACCATAACGTACACTTTCAATTTTTCCCGAACGAAGGTTTTCTTTTCTGGGGAATACATAAAGATAACGATGAAGAATGTTTTATTATCTTACAGACGTACGGGAATATGAAAGTAATAGGGCGGTTTATTGTGGATGTCATGGACGATAACGGATTAACTAGGATATTAACAGCAACGTCAAGAAAGAGCGTAAACGGATTTGTTAAGAAGTGGAATATGAAGAAAGTTCCTAGACTTGATTACGGGTACGAAGATAAATACTACAGAGTGCTTGAATCTAGCAGAGACAACCTTTTAAAAACACTCTAGGAGAACAAAATATGAAATTTAACTTACAGTTATTCGGGCGTAGGAAGCCGAAAGTTTCGTACACTGAAGCCCATTTACCCGAAGCAACGGCCGAAGAAAAAGGATTGTTGCAAAACCAGTTAAACTGGATTAACGGCACCAATGCGAGTGCAAACAGACTTCAAGGCATGGGCGACGGGGCGTTAAACAATGCCATAACGCCCGACTATCAAGGAATGTATAAC